CCTGTTAGGCGATATAGCCTTTGAGGATGGTGCTATGATAAACGATGGAGATTTTTGGGTCTCAACAGAAGAAAACAATACAGGTACTAGGCGCAGACGCCAGACCAACTTTTTAGAGCGGCACTTACTTGTGCTTGCCAGACCTATTAGGAGCTAACCATGTCAGTCTATTATTTTAACGGTGCACAAATCTTAGCACCTCTTACTATCACCTCCAACGAGCCTCTCTACGAAGTAGATACGGTGTCGTTAAAGAAGCAAAGAGCGAACCAAGGCATTCAACGTTGGGAGCTTAGCTTCAACACAATTGGCACTTCAGAAACTCAAGTAGATATCTTCTTGGGAAGTGCGGTTGATAACTACACAGTTCAAACTATGATAATGCCACAGCTTCCCGAAGTAGCAGCAAAAACAACGGTTAGTAGTTCTAGCTTCGCTTTGCCTGGGTTGGTTTCGGCAGGGGCAACCTCAATGACTATCACTGCAGGTAATAACATTGGTCTTCTCCCTAAGGGCGCTTTCTTTAAGTTTTCTAACCACGACAAGATTTATGTTACGACTAGTGACACAACCATATCAGGCGCGACTACGGTAGACTTTTACCCCAAACTTCGCATGGATGTGGGGATTCTTCACGCCTTCCAGTGTAAAGAACTTGCATTACTCTCTTTCTACAGAGACATCGGCAACCAAACAGGTATTACTTTTACAGATGGCGTCCTTTCAAACGCAGGGACCATCTCAGTTATAGAGGCATTATAATGAGACAATTTTCAGCTTCAGCACAAGCAGCTATTGACAGCGATTTTATTCAGTTTGCGTTCCTAATTAAATTAGAGTTCGTACAAGACTACTACTTTACATCTTACCACCGTGACTTGGTTTATGACGGTGACACTTATTTGGCCGACGGGGGTCTTTATGAATTTGACCCGCCCAAGTTCTCATCTGTAGTAGATAGAGAGTCTTACAAGGTCGTTATATCGGAAGTACTAGACACGATGGGTGATGAGTTCAGAGCAAACGTTATTGGTAAACCGATTAGCGTGTTTGTAGCTCTCCTAGACGCTGACGGTAACCCTCTTTTGGGAACATCGGATGTGCTTTCTGTTTACAAAGGTTTTGTAGACAAGCCAAGCATAACAAACGACTTCGAGCAGAAACTCGCAGTAATCGAGGGAACATCTCCTATGTCAGACCTTGACATGGTTCGTTCTATCATTACATCTAAAGACGGTATGGACCAACTAAGTTCAACTGATACTTCTTTCGACTCGATATTTAAAGACAAATCAGTTTCAGTAAAGTGGGGTAAAATCTAATGGGTACAGTATTCCAAATAATTATGTTTATTGCTTCTACGGCATACCAAATCTCTCAACAAAACAAAATGAAGAGAGAAGCGGATAAGCGTAAAGGCTTTAACCTAACAGTATCAGGTGAGGCCGCTAGTCTCCCTATCGCTTACGGTAAAACAGTACTAGGTGGCGTAGCAACCGGACATGAAGTTCGTAATAGCTATGTGGCCGCTACTGACAACTCTGATAAGACTTTCTCTGAAGAGTTTACTAACACATCTAAATCTGGCTCTAAGAATGAGTTCTTGAATGTTGAATATGCGCTTTGCGCAGGTGGCATTGAAGGTGTTCAGTGGGTACGAGTAAACGGGAACGACTACAACTCTAATGTTGAAAAGTTCAAACATCTTATTCGTACACACCAAGACGGCGGTACTGCGGATGCAATCTCTAGTGCTAACGGTTTTGCTACTACTAACCGCTTCACAGGTACAGCTCACGCTGCAGCATCCTTTCAGTTGAACCGTGACGACTATAACTACAACGGCGTTCCCTCTATGGAGTTCCTTGTTAAAGGTCGTAAAGTTCGTTGGATTGAAGAAAACTCTGGTGTTTATACTATAAGCACAGACTACATTTACTCAAACAACCCTGCTCTTTGCCTACTTGACTATATGACAAACGCTGACTTTGGTCGTGGTCTTGGTGTAGACGGGATTGACCTTGAGTCTTTCTATAACGCAGCTAACGTTTGTGACACAATTGTTGCTACAGACCGTACAGTGGGTGGACAAGTTAACGGACAAAAGACAGTACACACTGTTGCCGACTTAGGTTCTCGCCCAACTGACTTAGAAAAGCACACTTACGAAAATGAGCTTTGGTATACAACTGCTTCAAGCCAGTACTGGTATTGGAATAAGACGACTTGGGTAGAGACTACTCTAACAAGCACACGTCCAATCCCTCTGTATGAGTGTAACGTTGCACTTGATTCTGGTGATAAGATTCGTGATAACATCGAACGTATAATGAGTACTATGGGTCTAGCTGAACTTACTTGGTCTTCTGAAGGCAAGTATAAGCTTCTAGTAGAGTATCCTGAAACAGAGGCTGAGCTAAACGCTCTTGTCAATGCTTCACACTACTTTACTGATGACGACATTATAAGAGAGAACATTGAAATCTCTTGGCCTGATGCTTCAAGTCGTTTGAACCAAGCTACTGTTAACTTTATGAACGAACATGAAGACTTTAAAGAGGACACTATTACTTGGCCTCCGTCTTACGGTACTGTTCACAACCAATATTTATCAGAAGACAACAACCAGCCTTTCCAAGCTGACTTTAATTCAGACGGGGTTACTGACCCTTACCATGCACTAGCGATGGCTGAACATAACGTCCGCAAGGCTCGTTCAATCTTTACAGTTCGGTTCACAGTTTCTAAGAAAGGCTTAAACCTTGAGCCAGGAGACTTTATTAACCTACAGTCTGATGTAGCTAACCTTGATTCTGAAGTATATCGTGTTGAGTCTATCGCTGTTAAGAATGACCTTACAGTAGACTTAACTGTTTATCGCTTTGACCACACAAGCTTGGCTTGGAACATTGCAGACGATATTGCTTATGCTAACCAACCTACTTTTGACTTTAGCCTAGCAGCACCTACTTCAGGTTCTTTTGACTCAACAACTGTAGATAACTTCGGTACAGGTGCAGGAAAACTTTCTTGGACTGCGGCTGATGACATCTCTGCTACAGAATACATTGTTGAAATTTCTAACGATGACATGGCTACATGGCAGACCCTTGGGGTTACTCGCTCAACTAACTTTGATATCGTAGGTCTAGTTACTGGGCTCTATGACTTCTCAATTCGTTCACGGTCTCCTTCTGGGACACTCTCTGACCGTTTGTTAGTTGAAGACAACACTATTCAACTCAAGACAGTTGGCAAAGTAGCGGTTATCTATGCAGACACAGGAACACTAGCGACTAACACTCAGAGCTATAACCTTAACTTAAACACCTTTGTTGCTTATTATGAGTACGACGGCGACAGACCTGCACTTCCTCTTCGTTCTGACTTGGTGTTTACTGAGTTTGTTGGACAGGCTGGTTCCGACGGTTCGGATGGTGTTGACGGCACTAATGGTACTAATGGTACTAATGGTACTAATGGTGCTGATGGTTATACCCCTGTAAAGGGTACTGACTATTTTGACGGTCTTCCAGGCTCTGACGGGTCTGACGGAGACAGTGCCTATCAACAATGGCTAGATACTGGAAATACTACTGCGTTTCTGAACAGCCTAGTAGGTGCAGACGGTGCAGACGGTTCGGACGGTATAGCAGGTACTGACGGTACAGATGGTGTAACAACTTACACTTGGATTAAGTATGCTGATAACGGTACAGGAACCTCTGGATTTAGCAACAGCCCTTCTGGTAAGGCTTACATTGGTTTCGCTTTCAATAAGACGACGGCTACCGAAAGTACTACTGCAGGTGACTACACTTGGAGCCTAATTAAAGGTGCAGATGGTGCCGATGGTGCCGATGGTTATACACCAGTGAAAGGGACTGATTACTTTGATGGTGCTGATGGTGACGACGGTGCTGATGGTGATAGTGCTTACCAAGCTTGGTTAGACGCGGGGAATACTGGTAACACTACTGCGTTCTTAAACAGTCTTGTCGGTGCAGACGGAGATGACGGTTCTGATGGAATTCCCGGTACCAACGGCACCAACGGCACCAACGGTACTGACGGTACAGATGGTGTAACAACTTACACTTGGATTAAGTACGCCGACAACGGTACAGGAACAGTTGGGTTTAGCAATAGTCCCTCTGGCAAGGACTATATCGGTTTTGCATTCAATAAG